TATCAGAGAATGTTCCACTAGCTCCATAACTAATGGATTTATATACTTTTTCAGGGTCACCATCAACTACATACATTACATTTGTGGCAGGTCTAGGGATAAATACATCTTTTGGGGCATAATAATCTGCGGTATCTAATACACAACCCAAAATTCCTCCACCATCTAAAGTAACAAATAATTTACCTGCCCCACCACCGACTCCCCAAAAGTTTTTGTTATATCCACCCAAACCTATTCCAACCCCCCTACTTCCTCTAACACCAGCCCCAGGGGATATTTCCCCCAAAGTTGACCATGCTCCTCCAGCGTTTCTATTGCAAGTTACTACATAAGATGGCAAAACAGTTCCCCAACCAGGAGGACTATATGTTCCCTCCAGTATTACATATATGGTGCTTAATCCATCTTCTACTGGACTTGCTACTACTCTACGAAATCTAACAGAACTACCCGTAACCCCGATGAGTGTGGCGGCATCTTCTCTATCTAATATACAAGTAGCAAATGTTCCGGTTGTATGTTGTAATCCAGAGATTTCCCATACACCCCAACCCGTAAGCCACCAACATTGCACCCCAGGGGATATTGGATTGAAGCAACAATCAAATTCTTCTTGCCCAGCATCGTGTAAAAATGTGCCACTTACATTTGATGGCAATACCTTTGTCCATGTTGGGGATGTAGATGTAAAATTAGTAGTCTTAGCTAATGTAAGTTGATAATGATTTTCATCGGTGTCTAGTGACCATGTTCCGGTTCCCACGTATTCACATCCCACAACAAACACCGTGCCGGGATGGTCAGTTCCTATATCTGGAGGACGTGGTGTGCCTGTTGGAGGAGTAATAATTGGAATATCTATAGGGTTGTAGTCAGGTATGTAATCTCCATCATCGGGAGGTTCTTCTGGTATTACTATCGTATCCCCCGGAAAACCTTGTGTAACTTCATGCAGGGTAATTGTAGAAAGTAATGCTTCTGTTCTACCATCATAAGTTAGTGCCATTGCAACCGGATGAAATCTTTTTCCTGCCCACACTACACCACGATTATTATCAGTAGCATCAGTGGTTAGAGGCACACATTCTTGTGGAGCAATATCGTGTATGCGATAGTTACCAGCCAATTCCATATCCACTGTTGGATAACGAGAGTTACGATATGCAAACACATTTCCAACAAGTGTATTCAATTGGCTTTGCGATGATAATGCTAGACCCTCCAGCATATCACTATTACCTTCTACATCTAAATTATCGCCTGGGGCGCAAGCCAATAGTGGTGTGGAAGTTCCAGTAGTTGCACCAGAATATACATACCCACCCATTTCGAGATAATACAAATCATTAATATTCTTTTCTTCAATGTTAATTGGATTCATCCAATCGCTTTTTTGTATTTCAAAGTTTGTGGCAGTTGTACCAGTGGCATTGTCTATGGCTTTTATATCCACTTCTGTCCAAAACTTGCCCTGTCTATCACATACGAAACTACCAACTAATGTAGTATCCATAAAGTTATTGATGATGTCATACAATGATGCACTATCGGGGTCGAAGTATTTTATTTTCTGGTCTGTACCAACAAACTCAAAATCATTAGTCATCAAAGCTGTGGAGTGCCAGCGCAAATAATAATATAATGCTCTACGGCAATCCAAGTCCAATACTGCCGCCCATACAGACGGTATGTCATCATTTATATTTGGCTCATTGCTTGGGTCAGCAGAACTTTGAACATACATAGATAGCCCAGGCAAAGATTTCATTTTTTCTGTGGGGCTGACCACTTCAAATGTAACTGCTTTGTCTCTCCAGTTGTATTCAATTGTTCCATCAGCAATATAACCACAGAATACAATTGAATCTCGATTGAGTGCATTACCACCAATGCTCTGCTTAGTAGAGCCATACCAATCTTCTGCAAATAAAACTACTAATGCACCATCTACAATATTTGTTTCATTTGCACTTTCCCATACAGTAATCTTTGCTGAATGCCCACCCTGCTCACGACTTCCATCTATGCTATCCAAACGCCATTGTAATACTGGCACTTTAGTGCCGTTTGTCGGTCTATCATAAATAGAGACTTGACGATAAGATACATCTGTAGTCTGTCCAGCCGTGCCAGTAGCGGTTACAGTAAGTCTAGTTATATAATGACCCGGAGCATTATAAGCGATGTATCCTGGAGTATGGGATGTTGAACCAGTAGTCACTGCTCCTTGGAAAAACCATTCATATGATAATGTATCTCCGCGTAAATTGTATGTGCCAGACGCGGTGTAATAAACTGTGCCAGTACCAGCATCTCTAAATCCAGCATAATGACAACCCATATTAATGAAAGAACCAAGTACATCGTTTTGATTAGTATATCCAATGTCATAGTCTTTATACATCAAAACCGAATCATTATTACTATCCATTACCAGACGTGGATAAACTGTCCAAGGTTCTACATATCTCATAATGGTGAGATAGTCATCATCTGTCCAATCTATGTAATCATTTTCTGCAAACCACAACACAGAGCCGGTTATTGCCCGTACACGAATTTTTCCTTTGTCCCTGCCTTGTGGAGTAGAGCCAACATAACAAGTCATTCCACTCTCCACTAAAGCGGCAGAACCAGACGCTAGATTATGATAAGCGAACGAACGTAGCCCTTTAGTAGCATTGCCATCATCTACTTGCGCGGCAAATATAATGTCTGGCTTATATATAGATAACCAGAGGTTAGTTCTATGTGGTCTAGTGCGCAGTAGCGCGAGTTGGGCAGAAGTAGGTATCATAATCTAAGTATGAATATTTGTAATAAGTAAAGAACAATCCAAATAATATTGACTGAAATATTTACCAAATCTAGGTTCTTGAATAACACATCCAGTATAAGCAAAGAACTCATAGGTCGGGCTGGCATACCTAGGCAACTCCACAACAGACGTACCAGTAGAGCCAATTGCATTAAAGAAAGCTAATAATTGACTACAACCAGTAGGAGTAGATAAATTCCACTGCATTTCAAATTCTCGTGGGGCAACATACACGGGATGACCCCAACCATCTTCACCATGCGAATCTCTGTCTAACCATTGTCCAGACGTAGGCTCTATACCAAATGCTACACTATCTACTTTGTAAGTCATTATTTCATCTTCTCCACCGCGATTACCATATCAGCAACTTCTCCAAGAGTATTATCTACAATTCTAGCCTCTAAATCAGGAGATAATAATACTTCTATAGCCACTTTACCATTAGCCCCACCAGATTTACTGGCAGGAGTAAAGGTTGCTGTTTCTGTGCCTCGCTCACCAAATAAAGCTAATGTTGGCTTGCTAACTGTTACTTGTCCTCCATTAGCGTATGAGCCTCCCCAATTTACTTGTTGCATCGGAGACAACTTAGTAGGGTCAAGTATGCTGGAGGAAGATATGTTAGCTAAAGCAGCAGCATAAAATTCAGCGAAATTCCTTACTAATTGAGTTAATGCGCCATTATTACCTATATAAGCGTCAGTTAGTTTGAATATAGCCAACCAATGTTCATTAGTTAATTCATATTCCTTATTGAAATCTTTTATTAAATCTCGTAGCGCATCATCTCTAGCTTTGGCAGCGGATTCATTCTTGCGCTGTAAATTAATTTCTGTTTGCTCTAATTCTCTTTGATACCATAATTCTCTTTCTTCATATTCACGTTGTTTCCATATTCCCAATTCTTCCAGTTCACGTATATATTCTCGTTGTATTTCGGCAAAGCGACGGTTTAGCTCGTCTCTAGCCTCAGCTAACTTGCGTGCTTTTTGTTTACGTAAATCTTGTAATTCTTGTTGGTAATCATCATTTATTTCTTCTTGATTATCTTCTTGGTTTTGTTGTGCTTGTTGCTTATCGAAGTTATACTGTCTAATAAGCAGCATCGCTTGTTTAGCGTCACGTTCTCGTATAGCATCTTCTAAATCAAATAAGAACTGCTGACGCAACTTACGCATTTCATCTTGAAAATCTTCTTCTGCCTCTAATAATTTTTGCTGATGGTCAGAATTAGCATCTTCTACTGCTTGGTTATACCAAGTATTAATATCCTCCAGTTGTTGATAATAGCTAGTCCACGCATCTGAGTTCTTTTGGGATACATTTATCTCTATATCTTCTAACTTTTGAGCAAAGTTTCTCTCAATATCCTCTGCTTTTTGGTTATAACTAATCAGCAAATCTTCTCGGTCTTGGAGATAATCTTCATAATTATCATTTAATTTTTCTGTATATTCGTCTTGAATTTCTAATGTTTTTTCCCATAGGGCGGAAGCGGCTTCATTCAAACGCTCATTTAGTTGTTTTTGTTTTTCTTCATCAGTAACTTCTGGTTCTTCCGCCTTTGCCTGCATACTTTTTGCCCATGCTAAAGAAGCACCACCAACTAGCCAAGGAGCATATTTAGAAAGATTGATTATCCATTCTGGAAGTTTGCTTTCTTGAATATGTTGATTGAAGCTAACTAGCCTTTCTAAGATGGTGTCTAATATCGAAGCCAATGCACCAAAAGCAGGAATTATATTTTCTCCTATTTCAGTCCATAAATCTTTCCAAGACGCTTTCATTGCGTCAATCTGACCAGGAGCAGAATTTTGATACTCCTCTAAATCGTCTTGATATTTAGATGTCTTTTCCAATATTAGATTGTATGTAGCCTGAGCGCGCTGTTGTTCCGTTAAGGACATGTAATTGCGCCCAAAACCTAGCCTCTCCGCTTCAAGAGCAATAGTTACTCGGTTTATGGATACACCTAAGCGCTGTAAACCCTCTGTATAACCAGAAGAAATAGCTAAAGCTACGGTGCGCTGAACATCATCCATTGCTCTACCATTGACTACAGCTAATGTAGCAATAGCGTCTTGCAAACTAAATATTTCCTCTTTAGTAAGACCAAAATCACGAGTTAAGTTAATTAATGCCGCAGAACCTTCCACAAGTTCTTTACGAGAAAAGATACCAAATTTTGCTTGTAATCTATCTAAATTTTCATATACATCTTGTAGTGTTATTTCTACTCCGGCTCTACGTATAGCATTAATACCAATTTGCAATTGGTAAACTGCCTTAGCAAATTCGTATCCATATTGGTATGCCTGTTTTAGTTGCTCCACAAGTAACTTCATGGCAGAGACCAAAGCTAATATAACTCCAACTGTTCCAGTTAGTGCAGTAGCGAGAATACTACCTAATGACCCAGTTGAATGTAATATTTGAGCCAGTTCGTTATATGATTTCTTTGTAGTGTCAACTGCCGCCTTAGTTTTAGTTAATCCTTGAACCTGAGAATCTGTAGATTGCTTACTAGCAGTTTTTACTTTAGAAGATATATCTGGAAACTGCTTTAACAGAGAAATTATCTCATTTAATTTCTTTACTACTTCTCCTTGATTTTCCTCAGAAAATCGTATCTTGATTGTTTGGTCAGCATCCCCAAATTCAGGCATGATACCCTACTTTCTCGCAGAAGTCTACGAGTTGTAATATCTTGTTTTCTGCAAGGCACTCAACAAATAAAGAAATAATTTCTTGTGGCTGTAGTGATAACAAATCTTCTTGCGTAGCATTTGTCATCAGCAATAATGCATTCATAAAATCAATCTGCTTATTTGCGTCTACAATATTATTTACAATTATACTTACAAATTCAACGCCATCCTGACACGGTGTTACTGGTATATATTCACCGATAAGATTATATAACTCTATAGCATCATGCAGGTTTAGTATCTTCATTACTTACGCTTCCGTCTCCGTGACGAATAATGCCTACAGGAATCATATTTGCAGGCAAACGCACCATCTTTACTGGCTTACGTATTTCTTTTTGCATCCATACTGGTCTAGTAAGTGGCTTGAACTCAGACTTTTTAGTGTTCTCATTGTATTGATATGCAATCTCAGACATGCCCCATTGCCATTCTTTCTCTAGCTGGTCATCAGTTAGCACTTCTTGTAATAAAGCAATAGCATCAGTAGGAGGTAATTCTGCTATATAATCCAGTGTCCAACCATAAGACTTTGCTAATAAGTTAGCCCATAAATACCAAGTCCTGCCTTCATATTCCCAAGGCATTTGCTCTTTCTTAGGTTGCTCTTTTAGCAAAGGAAATTGAATTTCTAATTTGTTTAACTCATTTATTATTGAAAATTCTTCTGCTACTTCATGCCAAGGTAAATCAACTAAGCCATCTTTAGGAACGTCAAAAGCGATAGAAAGGCATATTTGCATTTCTGTTGCAAAATTACTCTTGCTTTCTATCGCTTTGAATAGTTCGGCTTTAGCATCTTCAAGAGCCAGCCACTTCTTTAATCCGTAAGTATTTGCTGTGTATTCTTTACCATCAATCAGCACATAAGACGGTCTCGCGTCATTAGGTTATTGCGCTAGGGTCTAAACGAATCCAGTTCCCAAATTGCTGTGCGGATGGCTTAGTAGTATCAGCAAATGCGCGCAACTTTACACCTTGTACTTGCCAGTTAGTACCGAAGGTCATAGGGATAGTAAAAGCATCAACAAATTTTGCTTTATGCAAGTGAATTGCAATATAATCGCCATTATCTTCGTTATACACAACTGGAGCATAAACCATCCAAAACTGGTCGTTATTGATAGCACCAAGACCAAACTTCTGTGTTGGAGCAGTTTCAGTTACAGCACCTCCATGCAGAATGTGACGCAAAGTCTGGAATGGCATCAATGCAGTCATAGTAAATACTAAGTCAATATAATTGCGTTGCTGTGATGCATCTTTTACACCAACATTATCGCAGCGCATATCGTTCAGTGTAACATTATCTACTAATGACACATCAATAGGACAACCAATTTCGTAAACATTATAAGTAGCCGTACCAGACAATTGCCAATAAAACCCGTCTGCATCTGGTCTGTACCAAGGATTAGCATTGTAATCTTGGAAATACAAGTAAGGCGCTTTTGAGATGTAGATTTCTTCGGCAGATTCTATTGTACCGACTGGTGTACCAGTGATTAAGCCCATGTTTGTTACCTCGCTATACTAAAATAAGGAGTAGCACCAACACCGCCAGGACAATTACAACTTCCTGACATCTTTTGTAACATTATCTCTGCATCTGCTTTATCTACATCTACTATTGAACCTCCCCCACCAAACACATACCACTTTCCTGTAACTTTACCTTGAATATTTAGGTGTAAATCTTTTAACAATTGTAAAGGAATGGCTTCTTCTTCAAGAGAAGTTATTTCTTGTTCTTCTTCCTCTACATCGCTATTCCAGTCATCAATACTTCGCTTCGCCATGTGTTTCTGTCTATCCTTATCGCAGGAATTAAATTAGTCGTCCATAAAGTAAATGCAATGCTATTTGAACTGAACGACTTATTATGCAATGCTTGATTAATTATACCAGCGATTTCGTCTGCTTTTTGGCTTGATGCATTTTCAGTGAATACCATAAATGAAACCGAAATGTCAGAAGAATCACACTTGTTAGTGCGAGATGGATTATTAGATATTGTCCTAATCCGTATATTTGGATACGTAAATTCAGCGCCTTGCCATTGGTCTTCGCGCATTTCAGTAGTAGTTACTTGTGCAGTTATTGTAGTTTTAGTTTTTATATATGCCAGCAATGCCGCCTGAATTTGGTCATTCCTTAGATAAGTCATAGTTTTACCTCAATAACTGTAACAGGAGGTATGCCAAGCATAATAGCTGCCTTTAGTTCTTTGCCAAGAATTTTGTGTATTTCTTCTCTATTTTCAACTAAAGTTGGGGCAATGTAGGGTCGGGGAGCAACGCCAGGATGGTTTACGTGGCGAACAAATATTGGGTCGGTGTCAGGCGGAGGACTATAGTTTTTCCATCTTGAGCGAGGGATAGCTAAGACATTAGCATTTTTAGGATTAATTGAGTAAGTAGCAGGCGCACCTCTCTGTCTATGAATACCAGATCCCCACTCAAACGCACCAGCCATAGGTGCTTTCTTTAGATTTATATCTACGTCTATAAAAGCACTATCGCCTTGTTGCTGTGCAGCACCAATAGAAGTTGCATCGCTAATTGCTTGTGGCAAATTATTTTGTGAGACTTTCTGCTTCATTTTAATTACAAACAAATTTGCAACTTTTGTTAGTCCTGCAAGAACTCCATTAGTAACATTACTGAGAGGCATGAGCTTCTACACTCCTGACTAAACTGAGTAAAATATAATTGCGCGGGTCGCGAGGATTGAAGTCACTGTATCGCATACTAACCACTCTAAACATCTGTCCATGATAAGGATGGTCAAACGGCTCTACTACTTCGAGTTCATCTCTCTCATGTATTACTAATGTACCAGGAATGAGTCGAGCAGAGAAAGTACGTACAGTCTCTAAGCCTTGTTGCAATAGTAATTGGCTTTCTCTATTGGCTTGAAATCTTCCTTGTACTTGGTCATATAACACTGTGCCAGAAGGTTGCGCTCCTCCCACAGAATCGTCAGAAGGAAAGCTATAAGCCCAAATTCGAAAGCGAACATTATCTCCAGCCATTAAATCATACCTACAAATCTCAACTTTCGCAACCTAGTCAATAATTTAGTTGCGAATTGCGCTCTAGCAGAAGTGCCAAACTGTGTACGTAACAAAGCCACCCGACTTTCCCTATATTCTTGGTTAGAATAATATTGCACTCCAATATCTCCTGGGGCTTCGTTACCATAGCCAGTAATTTCATTCAAGATAATATCGGCGTATGTAGTAAGAGCCAGCAAAACGTCTGGATGATAAGATGTGCCACTCTGTAAGCCAGCATTATATATTACTTGCACTTTATACGGAAACTGTCCAGCAGTACAACAATTGCAGTGAGATACCCAATAATCAATATCTAAAATGCCTCGTTTACCGTCACCACGAATAGACACATAATAGTTAGTCGTGCCAGTCTGTGACCAATACATTGTTTCTTCTTCATCAAAGAAACGCACCAATCCCACAGAATTTATATATCCATAATCCATTACACACTCGTGCATAGTATTAGGCGCAAATGTGCCAGTTACAGTTGTAGGTAATAGGAAACTGCCTATATCTGCGGTAGCCGCCATCTCGGCTATGAGATAAGCAGCAGTTCTCTGTGCTGTAGCAGAAGAACCAGTATGCCCACCATACGCGGTAAATATTGCGTCTGTTAATATGATAGGGCTTGCATAAGGATATTCCATAATTACTTCCTTTGCGGATAAGAATCAGGTAAAGCTATCTTTGGCTTATTTTGTTCTTCTGTTTCCATCATCATTTGTAATTCTTGTGCTTGCAATATAGATTTGGCTTTCCATTCTAAGTATCCAGCAACAGCCAGCAATTGCATTGGGGTAACATTTTGCATAGAAAGTTGCAAATCAGTAGAATTTAGTTCTTTGAATTTTACAAATAATATACTGTCATTCTCATTCATAATCTATTCCTTTTTGTAAAATCGTTCCATTAAGACCGATTTGTAGAGGAATTATAGTATCAGCAATGCGAACATTGATTTCTCCATGAGATAAATAAGGATACACAACTATAAACGTATTATCAGTGAAAATAATACCTAAGCAATTTCCAGGTATTTTTCCTTCGGTATTAGAAAGAAGTGCAAATGATTTAATGGTTTTTTGTGTGTCAGATAATTCTTTAGGAATAATTTGGGTTAATAATTTATCATTCATTTGTCACCAACAAACAAAATCCGTTTGAAATATTTTATTAGACCACCTTTGCAGAAAGGTAAGATAATTTGCATTCAAAGGAAAGCCCAATTTATATGTTTCAGCCGTAGCGCCAGTATAATGTATTCCGCAGGCTAATGTATTCACTACTATATTATATCCTAACTCTCTGACACGCAAGCAAAAGTCAACATCATCAAATGTGCCTGCTCCATATATCTCATCAAACCCGCGTAATTTATTCCATATATTTCTACGCGTCATAAATGCCGCGCCAGTAACCGCGTAAGATTGTCTACGACTATTAGGCTTGGGGTGATCAGCATCCCATCCGACATATATATGAAAGAACTCTCCCCTGACATTCGTCTCTAATCCAACATGTTGTATTTTATTGGCGGGTCTAATTCTTTGGTCTAACTTGGCAGTTTCTACTTCTGGAGGAAACACTAGCTTCATACCAGCAACTCCAATAGTAGCATCATCAAAGTCTTTAGTTAATATATTTACGGAGTTTGGCGCTAATATAACATCAGAGTTCAAGAAAAAAATTAGCGGCGAAGTTCCTCGTCTCGCCGCCATATTACATGCTTTTGGAAAACCCAAGTTTTCTTTGTTTCTCATTATTGTTATGGGATATTGGAATTGTCGGTAAAACTCGTCAGCCTCCTCTTTTGGACTACCATTATCTATCATATATAACTTATAAGGAATATCATTCATTGCATCAGGGATTGAAGTTAGACACTGTGTCAATAAATCAAATCTCCCATGCACGGGAATAATAATATCAACTTGCGATTGTTCTTTTATAGATTTTATTTGATTAGATACTTGTCGGTGCTTTTTGCTCATTTTTCTTTATTTCCTCTATAGCTAAGTTTAACCTTGAAATTCCATCATCCCAAGGACGATTTTCAATGTACGTTCTAGCATTGTCAATTATATGCTGACATTCATGATTATATACTTTTTCTAGTTGACAAACTGCGCTTTTTGTATCAATGAAATACCTATTGCCATTGCCAAACGGGTCTACATATGTATATTCGTAATCTGCTAATAGTCCCTTATCATCAGAGAGAAGTTCTTTCATGCCCGTAGCATTAGTAGCAACGCAAGGTACACCACAACTCATGGCTTCCATCAGCGGCATACCTAATCCCTCAGTTTTGCTGGTGAGCATAAAACAGTCAGCTACCGCATACATAGACCACAATTCTTTGAAGGGCATCCCTCGCTCAAATATAAGTAGGTTCTTATTTATTCCATATGTTTGTGCTAATGTTCTTAGTTTCCAACCTACAGGGCAATGTTCACGAGTTACTAAAACATACTTTACATTGGTTTTACCTTTAGAAAACTCGGCAACAATTTCTAATGCTTTGCCAAGATTTTTGCGTTCTTGGTTGTCCGCTACAGTTAATATTACGAAGTCATTTTCATCTAATCCAAAGGATGCTCTCAGAGCAGAACGTTCTTCTTTGGTCGGTATTCTCCAAGCACTAGAGTCTATACCGACTGGTAGATAGGTGGCAGGCACACCTAATTTAGTGGCTTCATTAGTACCAAACTCAGAGATGATGAATTGTTTATCCATCATCATAAGTACCATTGCCCAATCCATACATAAGGGGTCTGCTTCTACAGGCATAATACCAAAGTATTTAAATGGCTTGCCTTGTATAGACATTAGGAATTGTTCTTGCATCGGAATATCCAAAGCGACAATCATAAGGTCAAAGCCCCAAAACTTATGCATATTCTTTACTGTAGCTAGTGCTTCATTGAAGTCCCTAGTAGGAACAATAGAGAATGGATAATCGTGTTGCTCACCATGATAACTAAGCCCCAATACTTTTATTTCGTGACCTAATTTAGATAGTCCTGTGCATAAGGGGATTGTTAAATTAAAATATCCCGACATTTTAAAATCTAAATCAGACATCCATACGATTTTCATACGGCAAATATCTCCACAACTCTCTTCTAGTAATTTTCTTTATTAAATCATAAGACACATTAAATCTTTTAGATATATCAATTTTAGTCATTTTATTAGAATATAAACGTAAAATTTCATATACATCTTCCTCAGATAGTTTAGCCATGCCGTGGGTAGTTCCCTTAGCCTGTCTATTTTTTAATACTTTATCATTAATATTATCTCTCTGAGTACCTAGAAATAAGTGCTTTGGGTTTACGCATAATTTATTATCACATTTATGACAAACGCACATTCCTTTAGGTATCTCGCCATAATGTAACATAAAAGAATATCTATGAGCTAACATACTACGACCAGATAAATACCCAAAATTTCCATACCCAGTTTTAGGAAATATATTACCGTCCCAAATCCAACATTCGTGTTCTTGTTTTACATTCACATAATACCAGAACCTTTCTGAACAAGAGTAAGAATGAAACTGATTTCCATATAATCTATTCTTACTCATTAGATTTCTTCTCCTCCAAAGAATCTTGATATTTACTATATATCTGTTCTCGTTCTTTCTTACTCTGCTCAATTAAGTAATCAATTTCTCCAATGTGAGATTTATCTACTTTTATATACTGATAAGAACGGTAAATTCTTCCACATTTGCATACCTCGGTATTTCCTCCACTAAGAATAAGCTCATCTCCACAAACACAAGTTATTTTATCAACTGCTCCTTCCCACTCCTCGACATCTACATCATCTTCTAATTTCTCAAAGTGTTCATCTGACCACTCATCTAAATGAACATCACTACCAACTTCTTTGGTTCCATTACAATATGGGCAAGGATAATAACTTTGAACATACCCATCAAATGTGCATACACAGGGTTCTTTTATTTGTAGTGTCATAAAGCGCCCTCAAATATACTATTCCATTTATTTGCTATAACGTCAGGATGAAATCTGTCTAGTGCTTTTTGCTTTACTTCTTTTTGTAACTTTTTTAGCTCTGTCCTATCTTGTAATAACAGATTTAATTCGCTACAAAACTTCTGCAAAAATATCAAGTCTCTGCCATTGCCGTGAACTATATGACCCATGTTAGTAGTTACTAATGCTCCAACACTAGAGGTTATTGGGTATGCGCCAGCGTACTGCGCTTCTGCTACACTAATACAAAATAACTCATCATAAGTGCAAGGATATACCAATAAATCAGCTTCTAATTCTTCCATTATCAATTTACTTCTAGGTATAGCACCCAAAAAGCGTATTTTATCTTTAGTAATCCACCTTACTCTATGTCTTTCATTCATCGCCCCATTATGCGCTCCCCACAGGCGGTAATCAGACGTTATTACCAGAGAAACATCTGTATTATTTTTCAGTAATTCATCCCAAATAGTGTATAACCCTTCTAAACCTCTATCTGGTATAGAAGTAAAAACTAATCTATTAGGTACTTTTTCTATGCATAAATCATCATAATCCCAAGTCCTAACAGGCAAATCAATTACAGAAGTATTTTCAATTTTATATTTATCAGCAAAAAATTGTGAGTGCCTTGGAGATATACAGATAATTTTATCTTGAGACTTAGCAAAACTAGAATAATCTCCATTCGTATATTGGTCACATGACCAAAAAACTTTCATACCATTTGATACTACAGAGCGAGCGTTAGGAGAGCGAAATGTAATTACAATATCTCTATTATCTGCTGGATTATATTCAGATATCGCTAATTGCTCAAATGGGGATACTCCAACTTCTCTGGGATTATTATATAATCTAACGTGGTGTCCGTTTCTGCTCCAAACCTCACACATTGTGAGCAGGGCTAGTTCCGCACCTCCAACGCCTACTTGTTCATTATCTCCGTAAATAGTTTTATAAGTTACTCCAAGAGGGCTTCCATCAGAACATAATACATCAATATTCAAATTTTTCATGGCTTATGAAACTCTACCTCATCGTAATCTATTCCAGATTCATATTTTATCCGATTTACTTTTTCACACATTAACCTATATTCATATTCTCCATCAACATCTTCCCATATTATATGCCATCCGGCTCGTTCTAGCAAGAACTTTACTTGATTTAGAGTCAACACAAAATAATGATTTCTGCCACCAAACTTCCAATATGACGGCTTAGGCAAGATTAAACACAGCCAATTTTTAGCTACTCTGTGCCATTCCATTAATGTTAATAGAGGTATAGGAGAATGTTCTAAAGAATGACGAGAAAATACTAAGTCTATATTATTATCAGGAATAGGAAGAAAACTAAAATCATAATTTTCTACCTTGCGATTTAGCTTTTTAGCTTCTACATAATCCTTGCCTAAAGTAGCTCCCAGATAACAAATGCCAAACTTCTCAAATTCATCTTGACAAAATCCATTTCCACACCCCACATCTAAGACGGTTTTACACTCATGCAACTTTGATACCCAAGCATTTATAACCTCTTTAGCCTGAGCCGTATGCCAATCATCATTGGGCTGTTCATAAACATCACTGAGTAATTCATTAAGATAACTTTCTACGTGATAATAATCTCTCATATCCACCTCCGCTCTCTTGCATGATGACCATGATTAGCATGATACAAACATAAAAATAATTTACCTTGTGGAGAAGCATCCAGCACATAACCACTCAAACCAGCGATTACCGCAGGAGAACCACAAGTACACATATATGAAGGATGGTCTTTGAAGTGCTTAGGAACTTCATAGATAAAATGATTATCATATGGGGCGCAAGTTATAAATTGTCCCCATTCCGGAATATATAAAGTATCCTGCTTGTGAACTATCGTGCCATCTTTTAGCGTGGCGCTATCAGGAGTGTTATGAGTTCTTATTATCCCAAAATTTAATTTGCTTTTATCTATTTTAGTCATCGTAAACGTACCGTCTCAAGTATTTGCTGTGCCCTATGTTTCCAAGTATGCGGTTGCACTTTCCTATAACCAGCATCAGCGATTTCTTCTCGCAAATTATCATCACTCAACAATTTTATTACTTGCGCTTCTGCTTCATCAACATTATCAAATCCCAAATAATGCTCATTCTCTACAAAGAAGTTAGGCAGGTCTGGCACTCTATTAGTTACCAGAGGAAGTTTCATGCCAAACGCTTCAAAGGTTCTAGCATTCAAATCTTGCAGACTAGACCAATTCAGCGCGACTTTACTTTGATTATATATCAGGCGATATTCATCATATACTTCACCAATAGAGTAATAAACATTCAAGCCGCGACTTCGTAATCTCTGTACCAGAGCATCTCTCTGTGGATAATGCAAACCAATTAAGCAGGCATCATATTTCTTTTCTACTTCTGGCATCGGATAGAACATCTTTTCATCATATGCATAGGGCAGATAGAACTCTCCTGGTTGCATATAGAATTGTTGCATACAGAAATTGAAATCTGAATATGATATGGCGTGCTTATACCATTCCTTTAAGCAATGTGGATCGGTCTGAACATGGGCTACAATGTTAGCTTTTGGCTTGTCTAAGAAGTGGAGTCCCGCATCGACTTGTAACCACAGGTCAGGCTCAAAGTTTATATACGGCGCTACTACTGCATATGGCACTCGCTGATTTACCGTAGATGGGGGTAGAGGAACGTCTGGAACTTCTACATACTTTTGCGGTAGCCTCATACCAGAATTCCACGGAATCCAATCACCAGTAAACGTACCCACAGTAAATATATCTACATTACGTAATCGCCTAAATCCACGTAATAGATAACCCATCATAGTTAATGGATAGAACAAGCCAGAGATTACTACTTTAAGTTTATGTTGTTCCAATTATTTTTCCTTTATACTTTCAATATATTCATCTAAACCATCTTCTATCTTTATAGATGGACGAAAACCATATCTCCAAAGTTTTGTGGTGTCTAACCACATATCTTTTACTTGCACTACATTATGAAATAGACGTAAGTCTTGAGGAAGTGCATATAGATTACTTTTTGATTGTAATTTGTCCTGGGCGTGTCTTATTAAATCTATAAATATGTGCACTTTACCAGAGCCAATATTTACGATTTGATTTGTAGCAAACGGCAAGCAATAATGTATGGCGCGACAAGCATCGCTCACATGAATATAATCTCTTATAAAATAACCACCATAATATAACCCAATATCTTCATTCTTAGCTAATTTATTTATCAAATAAAGCAAAGCATTCTTTTTTGCAGAAACGTCTTTATCTCCAACACCATAAAGATTGGCAAGCCTGAATATGCGATAGTTTATATCAAATGTTTGACAATAAGACATCACCAAACGCTCAGCGCAATGCTTAGTAATTGAGTAAAAGCCCATTGGGTTACATTGGCTAGTTTCTTTGGCTGGCAAGTCTGTGTTGCCATATACAAACCAAGAACTTACAAAGTTAAATGTATCGCCCTTCTTTAGATTTCCTAACGTACTCACAAGAAGATTAAGATTAGTATTGATGTCAAGATGTAAATCCGTATAAACATTGTAATTTGTAGTAGTGCTTATACAATATAATATCTCAGAACTTTCGGGGCGAGTCTGTGTGCGAGGTATTTCTATAACGTTGTTTGAATATAATTTACAGAAGTTGCTTCCTAAGAAGCCAGTTGCACCAAATACTGATATTTTCATTTATATTTCCTTCTTAAAATAAGTATATATTTTCTCCAGAACATAATCTAAATGTGTAGACGTAAGTCCAGGATGACAACCAATCCAAAATGTATTCTCCATTATCCAATCACTGCCTTTTAGTTCCTCAGCAACTCTATACTGTACGCCGTCCATCATTGGCTGTCTGGTTATGTTACCAGCAAATATAGGACGCGTTCGTATCCTATTCTGCTCCAAGTAATTTACTAAATCTTTACGAGTTGTGGCAGTAGATATAACCGACATAGGAAAGCCGAAAGGAGACGGCTCGGAATTAACTAGTGGCTCTACAAATTGTAAATGTTCTGATAAATCAACTAAACCATCCAGCAAATATTGATAATTAAACTTGCGTAAATCTATAAACTCTTGTAAGTTTTGGAATTGGCTAACGCCAAGAGCAGATTGCATATCAGTTACTTCTAAGTTATAGCCAACTTTAGTAAAAGTATATTTGTGGTCATATCCATCAGGAAGATTTTTCCATTTCCAATCAAAACGTTTTCCGCAAACATTATCTTGACCTGGGGAACAAATGCACGAGCGACCCCATGCTCTATAGTTACGCACTAAGTTATATATTTTAGCATTAGATATGGATAACGCACCTCCCTGACCAGTACAAATAGTGTGTGCAGGGAAAAATGAGAATGTTGATATATCACCAAATCTTCCTGTCAATTCATCATCAATAGTAGACCCAAGCGAATCGCAGGCATCTTCTATAAAGAACTTCCCTAACTTAGCACACTTCTCACACACAGCAATAGCATCAAAAGGGAAGCCCAAAGTGTGTGCTTGAATTATCCCAGCAACATCGTCTTGCTCCAACAAGTCTAATATTATTTTGGTTTTTGGGTTTAACGTTTTAGTGTTAGCATCTACAAATAATGGCACTAAGCCCACTTGTACGATAGGTGCAATGGTAGTTGGAAATCCCGTAGCACAAGTAATTACTTTCTTTTTATGCTTTATCTTATAATAGTCTTTGACAGCAGACATAGCAATAAGATTTGCAGAAGAACCTGAATTGCACAGTACCACATGAGAAATTCCAAGATAATCGGATAACAACTCAGAGAATGTTTTAGATGCATTTCCCTCCGTAAACCATCCGTCTAACACCGTGTTACATACGGATACAATATCACCAGGAGATATTACTGCACCAGATACAGGAACATCATCTAGTCCAGGTTTAAATTTATTCTTATTTGGGAGATTGTTACTTGCGTACTCTCTAATCTTTTCTAGTATTTCTTCTTTTCTCATTACATTCCTAGTATCGAAGTTACCGCTGTACTTATTCCTATTTCCATCCATATAGTAAATAAGATAAAAATAAACACCAAACAAGCCACAATCAAAGTGGTTGCCATCTTGGGGTGCTTTTGCGCCTGAATAACTATTGATTTATCTGTTAGCGTCTTTATGTTATCCTTCATCTCTGGAATACATTTTGCTATTGATAAAGTATTGTTGTATGTCTCAGTCATTACCATTAACATTAGTCGTTTTCGTGTAGATTCTGCCAAAGTTCCATTTTCATCTATTGCTTCCGTAAGTTGCTCGACTAAACTTTTGTCTGGCATGCATTTTCTCCACTATAAATTATTTAACTTCCTTTCTATTATACTACGCACTAAAAATTTTGTCTAGTTTACCTTCCCACTTCTGAATATAAACTTCCCGATTATGCTGAGTTATTTTCATTCTCTCATCTGTATATGTAGCGGTCTGAGCGCCAAGATGTTTCAAAAATGGGCTGTTCAGCGCTACTAACTCATATCCTAACATCTTAGCAGTAGTAGATATATCAATATCCTCGTAAGTATATTTACCATAAATGGGGTCAAAGCCACCAATTTCTTTCCATGCTTCTGCTGTGCAAGCTACAAACCAACCATTTACCCAAGGCACAACAATATTACCAAACGTATTCCAGCCAGCATTATAAGAAATAACCTCATTGCCAATGAGAACTTTTGGGTTATTGTTTACAATATCCACTATGGGAGTAATAAAATCGCCACTTACTACTACATCATTACTCAAGAAACAAAGTATTTCAGCATCATACTTTAAAGCTATCTTAGCCCCATTATTCATTGCGCCGCCGAAACCTAGATTTTCCTTGTTTCTATAAAATCTTATTTTATGGTGGTCAGTATCATGTTGCCACCAGGATATTCCATTTTGTCCTTCTTCCTCTGGAGAAGCATCATCTATTACTATTATTTCTACATTCTCAGGAGCATAGCGATATAACTCGAATAGTCGTGCATGACATAAGTTCCAATGATTATAAAAAGGCATAATTACAGCTACCTTATTCATTTACATAATCTCCTTTATCGCTAATATGCCATCTAAAGTAGAATATAAGGGCAATCCCAATCTCTTTGAAAGCGACACATCCAGTCCCCCGCGCCTAGGTCTATTTATACCCCCAATATCATAAGAACGTCCTCCCACTAGAGAAGTTCCATAATTAAAATGACCGGCGATTGCTTGCCAGAAATCGGCGTAAGAGGAAACATTGGTAGATGCTACATTTACAATGTCTGGTGCATTTTCTCTTAAATCAATCAATTTCATTATTCCCTGAATAAAGTGAGGTACATAAATAAATGAGCGAGTTATAAATGTCGGATACTCTTTTGGCTTTCCCTCTTGTAAACAATTTAAGCCCGTAGCTAAATATGCCAAATCAAATAATTTGCTAGTTCTAACTACGATAGTTTGATGTGTGCCAAAACTGGCAATGGCTTCTCCTGCCCACTTAGTAAACCCATAATGATTTTTAGGGTTGGGCTTACTTGTCTCTTTATAGGGAGAAATATTATCGCCAGAGAATATATGGACAGTAGAAATATATATCAATAATCCTTTACTAAAGTGGTCAACAATATTGGCTGTGCCACGAACATTTACATCAAACGCTTCTTTAGGATTATCTTCACAGAACTCTACATTAGTAAGCGCGGCGGTATGAATAATAACATCCGGTGACAAGGTGTTAATTGCATATTCTACTTCGTCTGATTTTGTTATGTCACATTGTAGAGGAGTAAGCCCAAACTTATTTACCAACCAACTACCTAATCGTCCTTCACTTCCAGTTACTGCTATCTTCATCTACCGTATTGACCTCTTTCTTTATTATTCTAATTTCACATTTTTCAAAGTCTAAATCTACTCGTAAATTAAATGCTTCTACTTTGCTTTTGTAATCTTGCATAGTCTCTGGAGTTATAGGAATTACATCGCCAAATTCTTTCGCTAATAGCGCGAGAGCATTAGACATAGTATGCAAAGGCTCATCGTTAGTGATTCTGCATGCCCTATCTATAATAGCATCTAACCCACTAGTAACTTGTTTTTGCCACTGTTTACACTGAACATAAAAATCAGAGTCAATCATTATATTCCTTTACATAATAAATAATATCGCTCATTTCTAAGCGATATTATAAATCAAACTATTCTATTTGTCAAGTAGCAATTTTATCCGTTGCCACCAGACACAGAGGGCAAATACTCAGAGACAAATTGGTGGACAAAGTTAGCTCCACGACCAATAACTAAGCCAGTAAGCAAAATACCTACCCAAGTTATTGCACTACCCAAAATCAGCGAAATTACATCAAACTGATAATGAAATGCTAACCCAACACCAACTGCCGCAGAGATATACATCAATGTCCAGCGATAAGGAGTAAGTGCTGTAACCTTATCTGCTAATGTACCAAATAAATATTCCGTAAGGCTTTCAGCCAAGAAAGCCAGAGCAAAAATCGCCGCTAATATTTTTACAGTTTCCATTTTATAGTCCTTCTCTTATTCTAAAGTCTAATATCCTTTTTACTCTCTCCCCCATACGAGATAAGTTATATTCTTGGTCTTTATAGACAATTATTTCATCACCTTCTTCATTGAGAAATCGCCTACAACGAACTGGATACTTACTGCTATCACAGATAAGTACCTCAGGATAATATTTATCCCATAACTTATCAATTATTTTTTGGTTTGTGTGGTCACGATGAACTTCAATACCACAATACTTAGCCAACTTTATTAATTTATCTCTGTGTAACGCATCCAATTGCTCTCTAGTAAAAGGAAAGTCGTCTCTCATCTCTCAGATTTTCCTTCCCATATATTTGCATCCGATTGAGAAGCTAACCAAAATACTTGATTATTGCTCCTGCCACAGCACCCGCCTTTTACGTTCAACACAGCATCTACATGCTCAGGTTTTACCCAGCACATAGAAATATTGCGGTTAGGGTAAAAGGTATAAAACCCACCAGGAACTTGAACTTCTTTAATTATGGGTTGCGAATATCTCATCGCTACGTAACCTTGCTCATTTACTGCGCGTTCCATGTTTACCTCGTATGTAAAGCAGACTTTATGTTACGTAGCGCATTAGGATAATTAGGAGGAAATACTAAACGTCCAGAATGGAATTTAGCAGACACATCTTCTAAAGTAGGATTAAGTATCTTTGCAAGATTATTCTGCTCTACAATCCAAATCTGGCTAATACTGTCAGTAAAGATAAATTTATAACGTTTTTCTTCCTCTTTATCTACCCTAACATATTCTCCACCATATGCTACCAAAGCGGCAGCTAAATACATATCACTTACAGGTATTTCTTTTTTATTTTCGTCCATTTATCTCCATCTCAACTATATAGATTTATTACCTACCTTCACTACATTTACCTGTAGCACTTGAGGTATAAGCCATGCAGTAGCACTAGGCTTTAAGTATAAAGCAACTTCAACAGCAGAACCAGAAGCCTCAGCAAATCCACTACCACTCATAGAAGTAACAGAACCACTTGTAGCGGGAGTGCTTTCTGCGGCAGCTTGCGGCATACCAACAAAGCAATAAGGCTCAACTTTATAATTTATGTTTGGAGAGCCAATATAAGACAATGACCAAGAAACGAAGTAAACACCCCAATCATTAATCAATATGCGTGCAGTTGTTGGCGCACAAGTAATACCATTTTCGCTATACTGTCCAGCATTTTGAAAACATCCGGTAAGTTTAGTCCACGAAGTAGTCATGCCAGTATATTCTACTGTGCCAGTCCATGTATAAATAGCGCCAAACCGCTGGGAGTTAGCCAATAACCTGCCAGGAACGTAACCGTCACTTCCTAGCGTATCTTCTAGCATTTGTGCTATATCGGATAATGCTTCATTCCAGGGCATGTCGGTAAGATAGCCAACTTGGTCATTGGGGTCAGTGCCAGCCAGTACTTCTCGTATTCGTTGTAATGATTCAGCAAACGGATAATTTAACTTAGGCATTTAAAAATCTCCTAGGGGAGTAGGGCGGGTAAAGGAGGAAAACCCCGCCCTATCCCGTACAGAAAGGAAGGATATGGGAGTATGTGGTTATATTATAGCACATTTATTTGAGTTGGGAGCGATAATACAAAATTTTGTTGTTTGCTTCTCGTGTGCAATGTATAAGCGCGTGGCAAGGAATACAAACTAACACAAGATTTTCTGGAATGGAATTATGTTTATCCCCATCAACGTGATGTATCCTCCCGTTCATGCCATCTTTTATTTTTCTATTACATGCCTGACAAGCATGATTATCTCTTTCTCGTATTTGTTCTTTTAGTTGCTTTGACCAGTTTGAATATCGTAAATCTGTACCAATTCCGTTCCACTCTCCGTTGGTATGACTTTTAGAAATCTTTTCGCGAGTTTTCTTGGATAATTTATGACCCATTAATCTTTTGCTTATATCTTTACCAATCTGCTCAGGAGACATAAGGATTATATTGTCTGGAGATATATTTGTATAGTCCTTATCTTTATATGATGCCACATATCCCTCTGGTATTTCCCCAACATTTACTTCCCACCACCAGCGAGCATAAGAAGTAGTTTTTCTTTTCATTGTAGTTTCATCAAACCAATATGCATAATAAAGGTTTTTAGTTTTATCCCAAGTTATTTTAGCATTGTGTTTTCCTACATACTTTTTATTCTTGCCCTTAATCTGAGATTTTCCATGACACTCTCTAGAACAATATACTCCCCAGCCAACCTTTACTCTCGGTGCTATGGCAAGAAACTCTTTACCACAATATTTGCAATTTACTTTAACAGTTTTACATCTTCCAGGTTTCATTTTATCTCCATAATAATAAATAGGCTAGTTTTTCTAGCCTATTTATATCATAGGATTGAATTGTTGACAAGAGAAATATACTAAATAACGTTACAAGTAGTAGTTTCCCTCCCGGAAAATTGACTCGAATAACGTCCATGAAAGCAACAAGATTTGATAATAAGAGCAGTAGCCGCCCAAATTTCAAAGCTAATCGCTGTGCAGAGAGGAGCCAAGTCTTTATAGTTCAGGGGCACTTGTGTGCTTTTGTAAACCAAAGGTTCGCCATTGTGTGTCATGCGGAAAGCCCAAATATCAGCTTGGAACGTAGTTGTGCTGGAAGCGTCTCGGCGGAAGTTGCTATCAGCTAACACGGGCAAACGACCTACACCAGTATTGACGAAAGAGGCAAAATTGAAGCCGGGGGTAACGCGATTGCCGTCAGGCAGACTGATGCTTTCTGCGCCCTGATAACCAAGTGCTGTAAAGTAGCTCATCATCAGTTCTTGCATTGCTTGAGGATGACCCATCAGGATAGTGGGTTTAGCGCAAGCCTCAGATAAGAAGCGGTCAAATGAAGCAGCAGAGAATGTACCAGAAGCAGAGTTATCGTTAGTGTGCATTGTGCAGCCCATATTAGTAGCCCAATTCTCAATGCCATCAAATTGTAATGAGCTAGTAGAGGTGCTGCCATTGACTAACAAAGCATCCCAACCATTCAAGACAAGAGTTTCAGCTAAACGAATTTCTTTGGCTTTCAAGTCTCGAATTGCTTCTCGCTGGAATGTGCCTAAATCATATCCGCCAGGAAGTCCCTCACCAGAGGGAGCAGCACCAACGAGAGTATTAATCGCACCCATTGGGAGTGCGGCTACTGCCATAGAATGCATGATTTCCCGTTCGGAAAGGTTTTTCTTAGCGCCGATATTCTTATGATTGACGGTAACATTGCTACCGCTATGAGTATATTCCTCTGGACAATATCCATCAGCAAAAGATAAGTATGACCCTACCTTAGTCGCTGTGGTCGTACCAGAAATCATATACAATGAACTCATCTCACGCCATGTTTCACCATAAAGCATTGTGCGCTTTTCAGGCAAAAGTTTCCACAATGAGATTTCCTCACACATGGAGAGGATTTCATTGGGGTCTAATGGCTGAGGAAATTGCCCCGCCCAATCACCAGGGGTTGTGTATGTAGTGGGGAACATGCCAGGGTCGGTTGCGCGTTGCACTTCTCCTTGTGCAAAGCCTTTACCGCTGGTTACATCTAAAACAGTTTCGGGCATTTTGTCAGACCTCCAAATTAATATAAAAGTTAATTTCCACTGTCTGACGCTAAATAGCTTGACCAGAACTATTTATATTATATCACAATTTTATTTGCATTTTAGGTGGTCATCTCAACTATTCTATCAATAGATGGTGTAGTGCTTTGTTTCTTTGGATACCAAGAATTGATATTAGCAGGGTCTAAACTTCGGCGCACAGGAGCGGGTGCAGGAACGGTAGGAGAAATGTTGGGCTGATAAGGAGTAGACATTTTAGTAATTACTACGTCCATCTTCCCAATCAATGCACCCACAGCTTCGGATAATGCAGTGATAGCTTTATCTGTGGATGTAGGTGGCGCTTGAGGAACTTCTGGCTGTTTAGGTAGCATACTATCACGAACAAAGACAGCTAACTTCTCATAATGAGACTGCATTTGTAGTAACTTTTCCTCTACCGCTAACTCAGATTTATTTACTTCGTCATAAGCCGCCTTCAACTCCCCTAACACCGTGTCAAGTGGATGGGCTTCTGTTGAAGAAGTTTTATTCATTTCTGCTACCAATGCCTTAGCAAATTCCGTTACGTCAACAGGAGAAGTATTCGCTCCAGTGGACAATTCTATTGTGTCAGATTTCTTTACTTTCTTAGAGCAATCTCCTTCGCCATCTTCTTCATCTTCTTTCTTTGGCTTCTCAGTCTTGCTTTCCTCTACCACTTCGGTTGTAGCATCTACTACCTGTTCAGTAGATTCTTGCTCATCAGACTTTATAACTAACGCTTCTGACTTACCAACCAACGAGGCTTTTTCATCAATGTCTTTGGCGAGTTCTTCTCCTACAATGCTTGCGGCATCTTCTTTTCTAGTAGTCATGGATTTATCTACCTCCAAACTTGTTCTCGTGTTTACTGGAACTCTAGTGTGTGCCAAATGAATCAAATGACCACGTAGAAATTCTTTGCCTTGTGGCTCTTTGCCTTCCAAAACAAATTCTATGAGTTCCTTCATACATTCTGGACAACTATCGCTTACTTCGTTACGCTCAAATACAAAATTACTATCTTTATGTCGATGTTTATAATCTAAGAAAGCGATAGAAACTCTTACTTTATCATTTGCATTTCGTCTTTCAGGATTATATAAGTCATTGCAAACCGAATCAAATGTAGACAGACCTATAGGATTATCATAATAATAGCCTTTAGCCTTAAATCTGTTACCATCTATATATATTTCTTCTACTACACCAGGAACAGCATCGCCATTCAAATCTGGATAATGAGAAATAGACAAATAAGGCAACCCACCAGACCAAAAGTCACTACAATATGTCTCTGGCGGCTGTTCTTTAGCGTTAGCCCGATTAATAAAATCAGAGAATAATTCTAATGACATTGAATCATTATAACTATCTGCTTCGGTATCAGAAGCCACCATAGCCCATGTACGTCGTTTAGTAACATCAGTAGCTCCCCGATTGTACGCGGCTTTAGAAATGACCAGAGAAAACTCTTGTAAATCTGCACTCTTATGCCATTTACCGTTTTCGTCTTTGCTCCAACCAGCCTGCTTAACAGCACCCCAGGCTTTCTTGGCGGCTTTTTCTTCGCTGTCACCTTTGGCTTTAGCGTCTTTATATACCTTTTCCCATAAATCTTTCCCTGATTTTGGGAGGCTACCAGTTGGCATATTACTCTCCAATCTTATAAATCATAAACTTGCTAGACCAGCCAGCACTAAGCAAGTGCATGATGAAAGAGGCGGTCATGCCAGTAAGAAATTCAAATATTACTGGCATATAACCAAAGTCTTCAAAAAGATTTACTTTCAGAAGTATGGCTGTAAGAGTGTAAACCCATACTCCTAAGCATAAATCACAGGCAAATAACTTACCCAAAAATCTATTTTCATCCCATAAACTTGCCACTATTGGCAACTTATTGAACGGAAATTTCTGAGCAAGATAAATTGTTAATTTACCAATTAAAGCAAATATTACTATCTTTATCATTCAGCATTTTCATTTGTGTCTGTTGCTGGTCTACGACCTCTCTTAGCCTTTTCCTCAACCGATATGGCGGAAGGCAGAGCCAAGATGTGCATAAACAAGATAGCATCACCCAAATCTCGAACTACATGAGAAGAACTCAGAAGGTATCCCAAATCGAAATATTTCTGCATTTCAAAATCTGCTTTAGTAAATGACATCTGACCAGCCACATCACGATTGCCCTTATTCAAAGTTACAGCAATGTGCTTAACGGCATTTAATTTTTCACTCATTATTAATCTCCTGTTTTTGATTTTGAGAATCTAATTCTCCTAATATATTGTTTATTATACTCGAAATTAGCTCTGCAAATTCTTCTGTCATGGCATCTTTTACAATTTGCAGTTCATTCCTAACAAAAGCAACATTTTCGTTTGAAACTACAAAACCATCAAAACTAATTGCTCCACGTAAACTCTGAGCAGATAGATATTTTCGTGTACCGGAGATAACGGCTTTCTTTATGCGAGATGGAACTGTATTCCATAGAGCAGGAATGGCTTTGGTAACTCTACTCTTAAATTTTCTGCCTAAAGATTTATCATCAGGAAATTCTTTTGGAACTTCATTGATATTTCCCAATTCATATTGCAATTCTGCCATACTTCGTAACTTAGTAATACGCAAAGTATCGAAGCATGTTGTGTGCAGTTCGTTAGCAATTTCCTTACTTTCTGCACACAAGTTCCACCACTCATCACCAGCCATCATGCGGTCTATTTCATAGTTAGCATCTTCTATGGTTGCTCTGGTTAGCTCTGGCATATCTTTGTATAAATCATTCCACAGCAACTCGTCATGCCATTCGTTCCAACTTTTTAGGTTGTCATCTTCTAAAACAGAAAAATCATTCAGGGAGGTTATTTCGGCTAATAGAGGTGCTACAGATGCACGTATTACCCTTTTTAGCTTTATAGACTCAATATTGACTATTCGGTCTAGTTCTTTGTCAAATAAACTCTGTCTTACTTCTCCCTGCCCACCAGCGGTAGCCGCTACTGGTCTGCCTAACATACTAGGACGCTCAGAAGAACTACCAAACGCATTAGTTGGAGCAGGAAATTCACTGTCTGGAGGTACTTTCTCTGGCACAGAGATAGTTATTAGACCATCTCTAATCGCCTGTAAGCGCATTTCTTCTGGAGTAAATATGCGCTTATCAATAAATTGGGCAGCGGCGGTGGCATAAGCCAAACTTGCCCTACCCATAGCAACGCTAGTTTCATCATCCTGGTCAATAAACTTAAATTCTAACCCTTCTGGCAATATCTTATCTCTAAGTAGCTTGAATTTGCGCTTTATTACCGCTTGACCACTTTTCTTTACTCTGCGTTCTTGTCTAATACTGCCAGCTAAAGTTTCTCCACCAGAAGCAACTGCCTGAAAACCAATATCGGATAAAGATAAACCATAGCCAGCCGCACATATAGCAGCGTATTGCATTATTGCATTGTTGAACTGTAATTCATTGGGGCTTTTGGTAAAGGTTATAAATTCTGCTTTTTTATCGTGCTGATATAAAACGGGGATTTTATATGGGTCTATGCCGCTAAGTAAATCTTTCCAAGATTTTAGCCATTCCTCGGCATCTTCCTTGCTCATATCCATTAGGTCTAATAAACCTACAGGAGGTGTATCTAACAGCAAGTTAGCATAATATCTATCTCCACGATTGAGTAATGCCAAAGATAAGTAAATACGTTCTGGAGGAGGCATACCCCAACCAGCATGTTCCATATCTGTGCGTGGGGACATGAATATACGAGATACTGCAAAATCTGGAAAATACACAACTCTTAATGGGTCTTGTTTTAATCTTTGTCCTATAGGATAGTCTGATGCATTAGTAGGAAAGCATGTGCCTCCATCTATAGGAATTATCCACTTTACTTTGCCATCAGGCTCAGATTCCCTGCCAAGTTCTACTATGCCACCAAACGGAATATCAAGCAAATCTTTCCCTACCCACTCGTTTAATTGAACATAGTCGTATCCATTACTAAATTCAAACAACTTAGTGTAGTATTTTATTTCTTCTTTTAATTCGTCTCTTTGAGTGCTATCTCGCGGCTCAATTTTCCATTCTAACGAATTAACATAAGAAATTAAGGTATCTCGGCATATCGTTGCTATTGGCTGATTAGCAACTACTCTACGCCAACTTTCTGCCTCTAACCATTCTGGTTGCGACCAATAAGGCAGAAATCTAGTAAGATATGCTGGTAATGATAGCGACCTCTGATTCTTTTCTCTTGATTCCACAGGTTGGGTTGTTTTTGCTTTTGGCATTTATCACCAATTCCAGAAAATTTGCACTATATTCCTATTATACCAAAAATAATTTCAGAGATGCATAAAGGACATTTTAGTCCAATTCTTTATGGGAGCGAGGCAATATCTAGCGCCGCTTATACTTGTAATTTTATCATCATGTAGAAGGGGGTCAGGGAATACAGATAGTTGTTGTAACATTGGTTCTACCCAATCTCCACCCACTAAAAATATAAGTCCTTTAGCAGCTTCGGCAAACCACGTATTAGCACAGGTAAGGCGGTCTGTTGGAGGTCGCCAGCCTTCTACCATAGAATGTCCAGGGAGTTTTTGATGTATAAATGATTTCAATTCTTCTATTTGGTTTTTGCCGCCTGCGGCAGGTTCTTGCTCAATGTATATCTTTACTCTTGCCCCATCTTGTAATGCGGTCTCATAAATCTTGTTTTTGATGTCATCCCACTTCCAGCAACCATGAACTTGATCTTCGACATAAAAATAAGACTTATCTGTAGACATTAGTGTACCAACAGTCTCGTCAGGGTCAGTAGCTTTCTTACCACCAACTTTCTTCTCTGTAGCCGCCAAATCCCAAAAGCGCACCTTAGCAATAATGCCATCAGGAACTTGAGTAATTACTTTACCATCAAACCATGTCCTATCACCAATAGCCCCTTCTTGATTAACAAACTCACCAAAAATCTCTTGTTTACGTAACCATCCAGAAGGATATGCCGCTAACATGGCTGCCATAAAACCAGGGTCTAAGTTGGCTTGATTATCAAAAATAGTGCCATGATAGAAACTAACCAACTCTCTATCGCCACCCACTTGAGCAAATAACTCTTTAGCATCGTCAGGGATTTCTTTCTTGATAAATAATTTATATGTCCAGTGTAATTGTCCGGCAGGAGTAAATGTAGCCCATGCTTGGGGATTATTGCCAACGCGCACAGAGGCTACAGCAGTT